ATTCTAATATGTTTAAAACTTTTAATTTTCACGCAATTATTCACGATGCAATGTTGTTTTCTACTTTAAAATTTGAAAAAGAAAAAGTCTTTCAAACGCTTTTTCTGACGGAGCCAATAAGTAATTTTAAAATTCCTGTGAAGATACAATCCTATTGAGATAATTAACAATATGAGTAAAAAACTTAAAGAGCTTAATTTTCCTGTGGGCAACACAGCTGATTCTTTTCCAAGTATAGGAGGAAGAAGATCTGCCGACAGTACGTTTAGTTCTTATATGTCAAGAACATTTACAGATGAAGATAAATTTTCAGAGGAAGATGAAGTGGAAGATAACATTCTTAGAAAAAGAGTCAAGGTCAATGGAGCTTATAACCTAGACAAGACATTAGATCGATTAGATGAATTTTTAGATATTGGTGATCTTGCAGGTGATGCTGTTGCTTCTGTATCTAGAGCTGGAAAAGGTTTGACTAAAATAATTAGAGATGCAGGCAAATCTTTAGTTGGTGCAATACCAGTTGTAGATATTATTTTTGGCTCTTATCGACTAGCCCAGTTGGCGCAGACAATTAGAGATTTTTCTGAAAAAGTAAGTGAAACAATGAATAAGCCGAAAGGTTACTTTGGAGACGCACTTAAATCAGATTCTGACAGAGATTGGCTGCAGCTAATACAAGAATATGCTCTTTTGACAAAGGAAGATTCAAAGACGTCTGAAGAAGTTAAGAAATTGTTTGACTCGGTACTAGAAAATTTAAAAGATTTTATCATTACGCTAATTGAAGCTTACGATACAATAGCAGCGACAGTCATAACGTTACCGACAGGTGGTACATTGACATTACCGGCAATTGGTTTTGGAAACATAGGCACGGGTTTGACAGGTTTTGCGGCAAGAACGATTCCGTTCGAACGCGTTTTATTTTCAGGCGGAGGTTATATAGCAGAAGGTTTAAAAACTATATTAGATCTTTTTTTAGGAGAGTCTGAGCACTCAGCAACAATTGAACAAATGAGTGAAGAAGGTTCTCTAGCCAGAGTTCAGAAAAGTTTTAGAGATATTGAAAGCAAAGGTGGTAGTATTATGTCTGCTTTTTTGTTTTCGCCAGTTGAAACTCTCGGTCGTCTAAATGAATTTTATAGAACAACTGGGGATCCGAGTCTGTATTTAAAAGGATTTGAACAAATGATAGCAGAAGATAGAAAATACTCAATACTGTTTTTGCTTGAAGGATTTGATGAAGGTGGTCCTGCATCGACAAAAAAATACGACGACGACCCAGCGCTAAAAGGCGGTCAAAGTAAATTACCTGATGCACTTCAAAAAGGTATTATTAACAAAGCAAGGAAAAAAAAGAAAAAGAATGAGATAGATTACAACGAAGAAGAATCTTTCGAAGAAATAGAATTAGAAGCAAGCGGAGCAGGAGCAGTAGGTGGATATGCTTTGCCTTTAGGCGCATCAAATAAAACTGCAAACAAAAGAAAAGATCATCATCGTCTTTCTGAAACAGAAAAAGCAATAAACGAACAACGAGAAAGAATTGCACTACTCCAGGCTTATCATCAAAAAACTACAAATAGGTTAAAATAATTTTGTAACCTACACACACACACTGTATAATTGCTAAGCAATTAAAAATTAAAAATTAAATATTGCACATTAAAAATTAAAACGGAGAAAAATCATGGCTATTGATTTTGAAGCTATCAAGCGCAAACTAGAACGACTAAGCGGCAATAACAAATCGCAAAACGTAATGTGGAAACCACAACCAGACGAAGAATCTCAAATTCGACTAATCTCGTTTCCAAATAATGACGGTCAACCTTTTAAAGAGTTGATGTTTTATTACAATATTCCTGGGCAACGTGGGCTTCTGGCGCCATCGCAATTTGGTGAAAGAGATCCAGTTCAAGAATTAATCAACAAACTTCGTGATGAGGGTACAAAAGAAAGCTATGAAATGGCCAAAAAGCTATACCCTAAAATGCGAGTTTATGCTGCTGTGATTGTAAGAGGTGAAGAAGATAAAGGAGTTCAACTGTGGGGGTTTGGAAAACTTGTCTACCAAAAACTTCTTGGTATTATGCTTGATGAAGATTATGGAGATATCACTGATCCAAAATCCGGTCGAGATATTAAAGTAGTTTGCACAAAACCGCCTGGTCAACAATGGGCAAAAACAGAAATTCTTCCTCGCGGGAGATCAACAAGGCTATCTGATGATACAAAGCAGGCAAAACAATGGATGACAAATATTCCTGACATTAGTGGAATATTCAAGACAAAGTCTTACGATGAACTAAGTAAAATCGTAAATGACTGGCTCAATGGTGACAATGAAGATGACGAAGGAACTGAAAAGTTTGGATCTTCAAAAGACGATGACACGCCAAAATCAGGTGGTGGAGGCAAATCTTATAATGACTTAGATGACGCATTTGCAGACTTAATGTCATAAAAATTGATTTAACTCTAAATTATGTGGGCTCTTTTTGAGCCCACATTTGTATTTATTGATAATAAAATGTATAATAAAAACAAAAAGGAGAAAATATGCCAAGTGATGATTTCACTAAAGATTTAATTAAATCCCTAAACAAAGAAAAGGGAGGACGAGTAGCTTATAATTTAGCAGTAGACGATAGTCCAACACATGTGAAACGCTGGGTAAGTACAGGCAGCCAAATGTTAGATTATATTTGTGCTAATCAAAAAGGAGGAGGTTTGCCTGAAGGTCGCATTGTAGAGATATTTGGCCCTCCTTCAATCGGTAAATCTCATATTGCAACCCAATTAGCAAGAAGTACTCAACAAATGGGAGGAATTGTTGTATATATTGATACAGAAAATGCAACATCTGTTGATAATCTCCGTGCATTAGGCGTTGATGTAGCTTCACGTTTTGTTTATGTTGATACACATTGTACTGAAGAAGTACTTTCTATCGCAGAAAAAACTATTTTAAAGGCAAAAGCACTAGACAAGGATGTACCTGTTACGATTATTTGGGATTCAGTTGCTGCAACTTCACCAAAAGCAGAATTACTTGGTGATTATGACAAAGAATCGATCGGCTTGCAAGCACGTGCAATTTCAAAAGGAATGCGTAAAATAACAGGTGTGATCGGCCAGACAAATTCACTACTTATTTGCCTTAATCAGATTCGAACTAAGGTTGGGGTTATGTATGGCGATCCAACAACAACACCTGGTGGAAAAGCAATTCCGTTTCATAGTTCAATACGAATTAAGCTAGGCGCAGGGCAACCAATCAAAGATGGTGATGATGTAATTGGTATTAATGTATCAGCAAAAACAATTAAAAATAAAGTTGCACCACCTTTCAGAGTTGCTAAGTTTCAAATACATTTTGGCAAAGGAATTGTTGAGCATGAAGAGCTATTTGATTTGTTAAGAAAGCATGGCGAAGAGATAATTAATAACAAGTCAATCAAGGTCACAGGCAGTGGTCAGTGGAAGAATTTCCAAGTTGTTTGTTGTGAGTCAGGCGAAGTCCTTATTGAGAAAAAGTTTAGAAAAACAGCTTTTAATGAATTAATGAAAGATCCTGATTACAAACCTTACATCGATCAATTGGTAGAAAAAGCAATGGTAAAAGTTATGACAACAACAGAAAGTATTGACATCGACACAGAATCTCTGGCAGAGTTAGAAGCATTACAGCAGGAAATGTTTGATGGCAAATAATCGTTGCCTTATTGTAGATGCCTATAATCTTTTTATTAGGCACTACGTTGCAAATCCAACAATGTCAAAAAACGGTGAACAAATCGGTGGCATTGTTGGATTTTATAATAATTTGACTAAGCTAATTGACAAGACCAATGCAAAAGATGTATATATTATCTGGGAAGGAGGCGGTTCTGTTAGAAAAAAGAATGTCTATTCAAATTACAAGCGACAATCTCGACCAGTTAAATTAAATAGATATTACGATGATATACCTGATACGCTACAAAATAGGAATTATCAAATTAAAACTCTGATCAAGTTTCTAGATAACTTTCCAGTGACTCAGTTATACGTAGAAGGATCTGAAGCTGATGATGTTATTGGATACCTATGCAAGTATCGATTTAAAACCAGACCAAAGGTGATCCTATCTTCAGATCATGACTATTACCAGCTACTTGATAATTTAACAATCATTTATTCGCCTACGCTTAAATCATTCGTTAATGAAGAATTTGTAATCGATAAATTCGGAATACATCCAAGTAATTTTGCACTGGCCAAAGCAATAGTAGGTGATAATTCAGATAATATTCCAGGTGTCCCAGGTGCAGGTTTTAAAACGCTTGTCAAAGAATATGGTCATTTATTTCAAAGCTCTGATTTTGATTCGAATCGGTTTCAGCTTTTTATTGAAAATTCTGCCAAGATGGAAAAATCAAAAAAGAAAATATATCGTTCAATTAAAGAAAGTGAAGATATGATTGAAAGAAATTTTAAAGTAATTAATCTTGATGTACATAATTTAGCCCATTACCAAATTAATAAAATTGAACAAAAGCTTGAAAATAATGAAAAAACATATGATAATATAAACATACACAAACTACTAAATGAAAATGCTATCAATAGCATCGACATATACAATACAAAATTAATCTACACAAGACTACTGAGGTGCTAATGAACATGACCCCCGACCATGTTGAAAGCTATTTTTCTAAATACGGCAGAACTTTTCAAGAAAAGATATTCCAGGCAATGTTAACTGACTCTACTTGGTCAGCACAAATGATTGAGGTCATGACACCTGAGTACTTTGAACTTAAATACTTGACCTATCTTTGCAATAGGCACTTTGGCTTTTATCATAAATACAAAAATTTTCCAACTCTTCAATTGCTTGTTTCAATTATACGTGATGAATTATCAGCAGGTGATGATGTTATTTTGCGCGAACAAGTAATTGAATTTCTTTCGCGTGTAAAAAGCCAAGGTAATGAAGGTGACTTAGAATATGTTAAAGAAAAAACGCTAGACTTTTGCAAAAAGCAAGTCCTAAAACAAGCTTTAGAAGATTGTGTCAAAGCAATCACAGCTGAAAATTATGATTCTGTTCTAAGCATCATGAAAGATGCAGTTTCAAAAGGAACACCTGCTACTATCGGTCATGATTTCTTTGAGGATTACGAAGCGCGTTTTACAAGATTACTCCGAGTATGCTGTCCTACAGGTCTAGATCAGCTAGATAAAAAAGAAGTATTAAATGGAGGTTTAGCTAAAGGTGAAATTGGCATTGTAATAGCACCGACTGGTGTTGGAAAATCACACTGGCTAGTTCATTGTGGTGCTGAAGCGCTCAAGCGAGGCAAGAATGTTTTGCACTACACTTTTGAGTTGACAGAGACGGCCGTGGGTGTTCGATATGACAGTCATCTTTGTGGAATTGATTCAACAGATGTACCTGACAAAAAAGATGAAATTTTGACAAGGTATGAAGAAAACGACTACGGCAGGCTGATAATTAAAGAATACCCAACAGGCTCGGCG